CGAAGAGAAGGCATTAGTTTTAATAGACTTAAAAAAGTTAATCCTAATGTAGATATGGCTAAACTTCAAGTTGGCCAAATTTTAAATCTTGCCTCAGGTGGCCGAGTAACAGGCCCAGGAACAGGTCGTTCTGATGATATTCCAGCAATGTTGTCTAACGGTGAATTTGTAGTTAACTCTAAATCTACTGCCCGTAACAGAGGATTGTTAGAATCTATTAATCGCCAAAAGTTTAACAATGGTGGTATGGCAGGTAAAATTTCTGCTTTAGATCCTACTGCAGAAAATCTAGCTCCTTTTTTAAAAGAATTAATTAATATCACTGTTGATAAAAATAAATTTGAAAAATTAACAGGTGCTAGTAAAGAAACTATTAAACAAGCACTTTCTGCTCTTGCAAACACTAATGAAAGATTACAAGCTGCAACTTCTTCAGGAAATTTTGAAAGATCAGCTGAATTATTAGTTGAACAAGAAAAACTTCAAAAGCTTTTAGATAACAAATTAGATGATGTAGTTGATGCTATAAACAAAAATACTCCACCTGATGGTAAAACTTTTGCTGAAAAAGTAATGGAATCTATTAATACAGGTGACGCAGGAAGAGCTGCAGGTGAAGATTTTGTTACTAACCTTAGAACCGCTATTATTAAAGGTGAAGGTGGTGGTATTAAACAATTATTAAATAGTTTTGTTGATACCTTTACTAAAACTATTGTTAACCAATTTTTTGACGGAATGACTAAAGAAGTTGGAAATTTAACATCAAAGTTATTTAGTTCAACAGGTCCTTTATCTGGTGGTTTTAGTAGTATCTTTAGTTCTATTGGTAGCTTCTTTGGAATGGGAGGAGGAGGCACTCTTGGCTATAATGATATGAGTTTTGATTTAGCTTCTGGAGGTATGGTTCCTGGTCCTTTAGGCGCTCCTATGCCAGGTATTGCTCACGGTGGTGAGATGGTATTAAATCCAACTCAACAAGCAGCAGTTTTTGGAAATAAAACTAATTCGGGAAGCGTAAATAACGTAACAGTAAACCTACAAGTTGTTGGAGACGTTTCTCAGCAGACTCGCAAAGAAGTATTAAATATGATGCCAGAAATTGCTAATGCAACACAAGTCACATTCGCAGAAAGAAGATTAATTGGAGATAGGTAATGCCAAAGTTTTTAAATTTCGATTATGTAACTCCAGTTACAATTAAAAATAATGAACCTAAGTTTGTAACGGATACTTTGTCTCTTCGGAGGCAAACCGTTCGAACTGGAGTTCAACGCTGGGAATTAACAGTAGGTTTTAAAGGCGGTAAATCTGATAATTTACTAGGGGCATTGCAAGCACATTATATGCGATTAGGGGATACTGCATTTAATTTTGCTATGCCTCAACCCTTTATGATTGATACTTCAGATACAAGTGTATATAATCCAACTACAGGAACAGCTTCAGGGAACTCAGGTTCTACAAGTATAACTCTTAGTTCTGCTGGAACTTACCCTGTAGGTTGGTTTATTAAATTTTCAGATCATAATAAAATATACATGGTAACTGAAAGTAGTGGAACTAGTTTAAAAGTAGCTCCTGCTTTAACACAAGATATCGTAGATGTATCTATTGTATCAAATCAAGCAACAGATGAAAATGATAGTAATGGTGTTAGAGTTAGAGTTCAACATGAAATAACTAATGAATCTGTTACTTATTCAGAAGGTGTTTTACAAAATGTAAATTGGACTTTTATAGAGTCATTAGGATGATAAGATTAAAAAAGAATATAGATAATTCATATGAAATTCATTTAGATATAGACAAATGGACAATATCAATGTCAAGAAAATTTTGGAAAGAAGCTAAGATATTAGCTAAAGAACGTGATTATCCAATAGTATGGACATACATTAAGCCACATAATGTAAAATTTATGAAACATTTAGGAGCAACTTTTGTTAAGAACACATTAACAGAAGATGGTATTTACAAAGTATACTATTTTGATTCGGGAGTATTAAAAGATGCTAGACTTAGGTAATAATTTAAGAAATGCAATAATTTATCAAACAAATAATCCTGAATCTAACAATTTAATTACTTTTTCTTTAGTTAGAATAGGATTTAATACTCAGCTTTTAATGACAGATGCTCCTAGAAATATTACTGTATCTATTAACAATGTTAATAGAACTTACACACCCTCAAATAATTTATTATCAGTTAGTCCCCCTAAATCAGAGGGTGAAATAGATAGAGATTTATTTCAAATTATTTTATCAGATCCCTCTTATTCCTTATCTGGAACCTTATCAACAGAAGCTACAGGAGTTCCTGTAGATATTAGACTAGGGTTTATGACAGATACTGAAGATTTAATTTCAGAAACTTTACCAGTTTATTCTGGACAGATTTCTTCATGGGCTAGTAAAGTTAATAATAATGAACCAACAGTTACTATTAATTGTACAGGGCCTTTAACTAAACTTAAACAAGTAACAAATAGATTAACAACTAAAGATAGCCAACAAAAAATTCATGACACTGATAGTTGTTTTAATTTTTCATTTGATACTAGCAATGAAGCCTCTGTACGTTGGGGGCCAGCTTTACCACAAGGAGATAAATAATGGCAGAACCCGTAAGCTCTGGTGTTAAACTTGCAATCTCTATATTTACTACTGCTGTCTCAATTCAACATCAAAGAAGCCAAGCTAGAAAACTTAAAAAAGCGCAAGAATTAGCTGCAGAAGAAGCTAAACTAAGAGCAGCTACTCGAAATGTTAGAAAAACAGGCTCTGCAGTCCCTTTAGAATTTCTTTATGGTTATACTGCAATTTCTCCTAGTTTAGTAAACGTTAATACTAAAAATAGTTTTGATTTAGCTAATATTGCAAGTAGTAATTTTGGTAATTTATCTGGAGGAACAGGTGCAGCTAATGAATATTTAATATTACAAAAAGCTATTGGTTTTGGTGAATTAGAAGAAGTTATTGCTGTTGATGTAGATGATTCTATTATTACTGATAAAGATTATAATAATTTTTCTAAAGTTGAAGTTAAATTAAATGGAGGTCTTAGTCCTTTTGCAATTCAAAATTCTAGCACCATTGATAATGACACTTTGTTTCATGATATAGCATACACAACTGAAGTTTATAAAAATAACGTAGATGAGCCTCAATTTGGAGGGCCACCTAAAACATTTTTATATCTTAAAGGTCGAAAAATAAGAGATATAGTAAGAAGTGGTTCTGCAGGAAATTATACTTATTCAGTTGGAACTACTTATGCTTGGGATAATAATGCTATTAAAGTATTATTAGATTATTTATTAGATACAACAGTTGGTGCAGGATTAATTGCTTCTGATTTAGATTTAGAATCTTTTTATAATGCTATTCAAATAGCAGATACAATTGTTCAAACAGGTGCTAATGTTAGAGGTAAGATCTATAATGCAACTGCAACTAATACTACTCGAGATATTAAAAAGTATGAATTTAATGGAGTATTATCGTCATCTAGTGATCACATAGAAAATATTAGCACTATTGTAGATGCTATGCCTGGAGCTGTATTTTTAAGAGATGCTCTTGGTAAAATTAAAATAAATCTTCCCGACGTTGAAAATGGTTATACTGATACTGAATTATCAGTAGGCACTGTAAATACAAATCATTTAGTTGATTTTGTTAATGTTACTTTTCCAGATGCTAGTGAAAAATTAAATACAGCAACAATTACTTTTCCTAATGCAAGTAAAGACTTTGCTAATGATACGTTTACTCATGCACCTTCTAATTTATTAACAGAAGACCAAAATGTTAAATTAAGTACTTCTTTTGACTTACAGGGTATTTCTAATAAATACCATGCAGATTATTTAGCAAGAACAACAGTTCTTTTAAGTCGATTACCTTCTTATGAATTTACTATGTCATCCGATGGTTTTTTATATGAACCGGGAGACATTATAAGATTAATATCTGATTCTCAAAGTATTGATAAGTTTGTAAGAATTAATTCTGTTAATATTAAACCTTCTATGCAAGTAGAGATAGTAGCAACTCAATTTAATCAATCTGTTTATACTTGGACAGACCAAGATGATGAAACTTTTATTCCGGCAATTGATTTTAATTTTAATGTTGGCGTTCCTAGTGTTGCAACTATTGGTTTTGATAGCAGTTCACGTTCTACTACTATTAAATGGTCACCTAATGATACTGAAAGTCATTTAGTAGATAGGTATGAAATAGAAAGATCTGTTAATAATGCAAATAACTTTAGTATATTAACAACTGTTAATAAAACAGATACAGATACAGAAACTTTTGTAGATAGCAGTATATTAACTGGAGGTAATTATTATTATCGTGTTAGAGCTAAAACTATAGATAATCGTAGATCAGATCCTGCTGCTTATTCTGTTATTAATATAGAAGCATTAGAATCATTATCTAGTAGAACTGATATAGCTTATGCAGATGATATTATTGATTCAACTACTGCTTCTCCAACTAAATTTACATTTAGCACTACAGGAACTGCAAATAAATCTAAAGAATATGCAAAATCTAATTTTTCAGAAATTGTTTATTTGAACAAGACTACAAATCTACCTAGTACAGCAAGACCAGAAATCCAAGTTATTAGCGCTAAAGGCACTTATCATGATACAGATTCTGATCAAAAATCTGTGGTTAAAAATACTTTTTTTGGAAGTCATGCAAATAACGATAATGTGCCTGAATACAAAAATTGGATAATTAGTTTTGATACAGATAATGTAACAGGTCAAACAGGAGATGATTGGAGTATTAAATTAGATTTAACTCCTGTTAATACTACAGTTACTAATTATGTAATTCATGGTTTTTCTTTTCAATATGATTTAGGTTTAACAAATAATAATGCAAAGTGGTATTTTTGGAATGAATCTTGGTTAGATACTGAAACTGTAGCTGTTAGTAATACTAGCTATGAAGCTGCTATAAAAGATTGGTTAGTTAGTTTGAATAGAACTTCAGTTACTGGCAGAAAAAATGATTATACTAGAGCTTTAAATGTTATTGATTCAGATAATGATAAAGTATCTTTTAATATCCTTTTTGATTCAGATACTGGAGTTTTAAGTTTTAATGGCATAAAAAGTAAAGCAATTCAAGTTAATTTTATTATAGAATTATCAGCAAATAACTATGATGAAATAGATGTTATTGATGATGGTGATCCAGAAGGTACTGGAACTTTACATATTCCTTGGTCTAATCATACAACAGGTTATGGTCCTTCAAGTATAAGTTTTCAACCTAGTAAAACTAGTAATTCTTTAATTGATTCAGAATTTATTAGTGAACCTTCAACTAATGTTAATGAATATTATGGTTACTTTAATGATAGTGATTATATAACACAAGGTAATTTAATAGCTCCTGATTCTG